CACCCTTCTGTACCTGGAATAAACGCCAAAACAAGCGGGATAGACAGGACAATTACAAACCATTCGTCTTTCCAACTCGATTGAGAACCCTGCGCCATAATGCGCTCCCAATCAGCAACCGAAGTCTCTTTACTAAGCATGATCTTTGCTTTGGCTTCTGCCTCTGTAAGTTTTAACTTTGCACTTGCAGCCTGTGCTTGAGACTTTGCATCAAGCCAACTTCCCGCCAAACCCGCTATGGGTCCAATTATAGATTGTAACATTAGTTTTCCTCCATCTGTATACTGGTCTTCTTGCTCTCAGCCTTTGCGCTATAAGCATTAAAACCCATGAAAGCTGCAACCACCCCAGAGGCAGCTATAACATATACACTCGCTATATCTGTTATTAAACTCGCCGCTTTGTCAAATCCAAGAACAGAAGCAAGCAAGATGATAAACGGGTAGATCAACATTCCCATAAGAGCAAAACCTGTAAAACGCCTCTCGGCATTACGTTTTAAATCCCGGTCAACCATTTCAAGCCTGCGGTCCTCTAAGGCAAGCTTATTCCACTCAGCCCGTTCTATAACGCCGTTGTTATTGGTATCAGCCTTATCAAACTCTGTCACTTCTTTGACCTCGCATATGCAACGGCAATTCTTTTCTCACGGGTAATTATAACAACAAATCCTTGTTTGTCATATATTATGTATTTGTTACGCCGCTCAACTAAAATCACCGTTCAATTTTAATACACACTACTTTAGAATTTTGATTAGTTACTAATACTTTAGCTTCTTTTTGTGCTAATTTACATGCCTCTTCACTTGAATAACTTCCCACGTGATAGTGGTCAAAGTTGCCAGTTATTACCTGTAACCAAAGTAAAACCCACATTTAAATACTCGCAACAATCATATAAACAAATGGAAATGCTGCCACAAACATTAAAAATAAAACACCTAAAACTAATTTCATCACCATCTTCCTTGCCATTTTCCTAAGAAATAAAACGCAATAAACAAAATGCCTCCACTTAATACAAAAATCACAGCGCCAATTGCAAAGTTAATCATGGCATCTATCTGTTCTTGCTTTTTGTATAGCTCTTGTTTTCTTCTTCGACGCATATCCGCTTCTATTTGCAGGACTTCTTTCCAAGCTGACGGTCCATAGTTCCAAGAGATATGATCTTTAATTTCCGCCCTCATCTGTTCCATTTTTTTCTTCTGTGCAAATATCTCTAGGGCCGTCTCTTCGTCTGATCCTTTGAATGTTTTCTTCCAAAACGGAGGGTTCTTCTCACGCTCTTCAAGGTTAGTAAAATCAGAAAAAGCTTTGCCCCATTGGGACAAAGTTCCTGTCATATCTTGCAAATCCTTGCCCGTTCCTATCGCAGCTTTGAGCGTTTTGTACGCCCCTGTCGCTAATGCAACGCAAGATACGGGATCCATTATCCCCTCCGTTGCACCGCTTGACGCTGTACGTCAATTCTTTCTCTATTTACAGCGTTACGGTTCTGAGCAATCTCTTCTTGGCTTTCAATACGAGCGGCATCTGTTGCTGCACGTTGCTGCATTTTCTGTAATTCCATCAGCATGTCGCCTTGATCTTCTTCAGTCTTACGTTGTAGATCTTTTTCTTTCAACGCTAGTTCTTGCATACGAATCTGAACAAGTGGATCTGCCATCGGATCTTCACCTGTTGGTAGCAACCCAGGTAGAACCTCTGCCATGAGTTTCTCCATCTGCATAGAAATCAACTGCTCCATCTGAGCGGGATCCTGCATATCCTGTTGAACTTTCATGATCTGTTGTTGTGCCGCCATTGGGTCAATAGCTCCACCTTGCGCTGCCAACTGAGCCTGATTGATGATCTGTTCAATCTCTGCCATGACCATCTGTCGTGCTTTTTGTGACACATGTTCCATAATGTGTGCATAGAACGTACCCATCACTTGCGGTGATGTCATCACAAGTGGTGCTTTCATAAATGCCATGTGCATACGGATATGGGCATCGTGATCTTGCTCTGGAAATGTATTCAATATCTCACCCATCAAAGCACGAGCATTCTCAATGGCGGGGTCAAGTGGCTGCGGCTTTGGAGGTGGGGGTAATATTTCGTCGATGTTTTGTACCTCGAGGGCTTGGTACATCCGACGATAAGCCGCGTGTAAATTATGCACTTGTGGATTTGATTGAGCAAGCTGCAACTGAGTTTGTGCCAACGTGACTCGCTGCGCCATTGAGAATATATTCGGATCACTGACAGGTACAACATCAACACGGTCATCGAAGTCCTGCGCCTTGATCATACGATTACCACCCTGCACATCGTAAGGGTATTCAGGTGGTAAGTTATCTCTGAAAATCCTAGCTAATACACGGAACTCCTGACGTTGCGAATAGTGCAACCTCTTGTGTATTGCTGACATAACCTTCATGCCGCGCTCTAGCATAGCCACCGTAGTGCCCACAGGAGCCGCTGTATTTCCGTCTCCAGTCTGTTGGTCTGCTAGTGAAACAAAACGTCTTCCGCCCTCTATGAGTGCTCCTAGAAGTTGTGCAAGGGTTCCTGATGGTTCCTTGTACGGTAGCGGTATAATCGCATCCCGTATATTGCCGCCCGGTGCATCTATGTCCCGCCACTCACCCGGTTGTAACGGCTCGTCATCATTACGAACCCTTACGCCCCTAGCCTTGAATCCTGCCGGGAGGTTAGCAAGTGTACCCGCATCGATCAACTGTCGAAGGATACTCGTTGCCGCACGACCAAGACCACCAATCATGTGAATGAGTCCAAAGCCATAGAACCCCAATCCTGGCATGAACTTATAATGCACGAAATACTGTGTCTTTTTTGCAAGCCCCGAACCTTCTTCAAAGTTACGGCGGATGCCAAGAACCTGTCCCGATCCCTCATCAATTGTTACAATGTATGGTAACGCAATCCCTGTTGGCTCTCCGTTTGGAGACATGTCCTCAAAACCCTCAAGGTCTAAATCGACATGCATCTCCAGAATAGTAAACACTTCGTCTGTGTATGTTTTAGATGTACCTTGTATCTCGTCTATCTTCTGACGGACCTCGTCCTCACCCTCTTCATACTTGCTTAGTTCTACATCTTTGTAGACCCCCGCAATCTGCATCTTGCGAACATCATTCGCATCCATGCGAAGAACATGCGTAACACGAGAAGCAGTCGCCAGATCCGATGCAGCATAAGGTACAACCAGATCCTGCGCCGGAATGAATTTAGATACAGCCCTTTGTTTCGCTTCGTCAAAATATACTTTCTTAAATGTAGAACCAGACAACGGTAAATAGAATAGCAACTGATCCATGTCTGGATCAAACTCTTCCATGACCTCCATGATCTGATAGTTCATGAAGTTCTTTACACGACTAGCCTGCTCTTCTCTGTCTGCGTCTTGTAACCCCAAGACTTGTGTCTTTACTGGACCACCTGATGGTAATAGTTCTTTGTAAGCCTGTGCTTGAAACTGTGTAACACTCTCCGCAATCAGCGGGTGCGTGACCCCAGAAGCCCCTTCAAACGGCTGAGAACGCTCTTCATGCTTGACACCAAGCTGATCCAAACCCTTTGTATAAGTCTCTTCCCACTCAGAACGAGACTCCAAATCTTCTTCGTAAGACCCACGAAGATCCGACGAAATTTCCCCAAGATACCCATCATCTAATAACTCCGCTAAGTTAGCATTGTGTGGAACTTGTTGTTCTTGTTGTGCGCCCATGAGAGCTTCTGCCAAAGCTTGCACAACCGCGCCCCCTTGTCCATCGGGTATGACTTCCGCCCCACCATCAAAGGTCTCAGGCTGTGGTACAGATACATCAACCGATGTTTGATCTGCTACCATGTCTTCGGGTCTGATCCCTGAATCTACGAGTGGTGGTAATGCCATTAGTAATACTCCCGTCTAGGACGATACTCATCGTGTTGCTCGTCTTCACCATGCAGCGATACAAATCCGCCCTGACGAAAACGCATTAGTGCTAAAGTCATACTATCACAAAAGTCATCGTGATCGCCATTAGGAAATGAAACAACTTCTTCAATAACTTCATCCGCAAATTTCTTGTCCGTTGGTGCCCATACTACACCCGCTTCAAACAATGGTGCAACCATGTGCATTCGCGTCACCTTATCACGACCTTTCCCTGGCGCAAAGCCCAAAGCAGGAATACCACGTAAACGTAACTCGTCAATCAACGGTGTACCCGTGGCTTTTGCCTCCACAAGTACCATATCTGGTTCCCAATACTCGTATTCTTGATAGGCTTTCTCCTTCAATTCAGGAAAATTCCACCGCCCCCGCTGCGCATCCATCAACACGATGTTGTCTGGCCCACCTTCCTCTGGCTCAAACACCCCCCACGTTGTAATCGCGCTGTAATCAGCAGATTCTTTCTTGGAAAACGCTGTATCATACGACTGAAGTATGTATTTTACAGGCGGGATCTCTTCTTTTTCCCATGGTTGCCACCATTCTCGCTTAACTATGGCAGATTCCGACGTAGTTGGCGTTTGTTGCCACTGTGCGTTCCATTTTCCTACGGGTAACGACGCTTTGATGGACAACAATGCGTCTTTTTCCCAAAATTCAGGCCACAATGGCTTGTCTGACGGCAAAATTGCAGGAAATTCTACCACTTCCCACTGATCTGCCATGATATCACCGCCCTGTGCCGCTATTAAACGACCCGTCAAGTCCTTTTTACCCCATCGAGTCATAACAATTATGATCGCACCACCCGGTTGAAGCCTCTGTCGAGGCCCAGAGGTGTACCATTCATACGCATTGTCGAATGCACTCTCGCTCAGAGCGTCCTGTTCCGAATGAGGGTCGTCAATGACAAACAAGTCCGCACCGCGACCAGTAACCGCCGCTCCAACACCCGCCGCAAAATACTCACCACCCTTGTCGGTTTGCCATTTACCCGCTCCTTTGTTGTCTTCTTTCAAATTAGTATCAGGAAATATGTCTTTATATTGTGGATCGTCTATAAGATCTCGAACCTTGCGTCCAAAACGCACCGCAAGTTCCGTATTGTGCGTTGCTTGGATGATTTTAAGTTTCGGATTCCGACCCAGAAACCATGCAGGCATCAAGAAACTAGCAAACTCAGACTTAGAATGACGCGGTGGCATGTTGATGATCAGCCGTTTAAGCTTTCCTTGCG